CAATAGCGCGTCGATTTCTGCAAAATCTGCTCACCGATATCATAGCTGCGGCGCCATTGCTCGAAGCTGATTTCTGTGATGTTCGTTTCGTCTTTGATGCCAATGGTGGGATCGTAGAGCGTCATCGGCCGGTAATCTGGCTGGTCGCCAACCCAGCTTGAAAAGCGATCAGCGGCAAGGCCAAAGCCAAGGGCGTTGTAGGATGATTGCCCGATATTAAGCGTGCCGGTGAACTGCGTCCGCATCCACGCCCAATTCGGCTGAGAGAGTTGCAGCTGGCGCCAGGCTTCCCGAACCCAGCTGACAACCTTCTCTTGCCGTCCAGTCTGCCCGGTTACGGCAGTCGGCGCACGTCCTACAGCCCCGCTTTCACGCGATGCGTCAATGCAGAGCTGAAGGAAGGTAGTCATCAGGCCAATTCCAAATCTTTCGTGCGCTCAAACCATGCCTTGACGGCATCGGGATCGGCAGGCTTCACCACCGTGACAGGATAATTCGTCACCTGAATTTCAATCGTCTCGCGCATACGCGGGTTCGAAGGGTCGGGAATCTGGTCAACCACGGTGCGCACGGCATTCAGGAGGGCCAGATAGAAGCGATACGGCATGGATACGTCCATGTTGCGCTGAGCAACGACTGTGACGCCATTGACGCCAATGGGGACAGGATCGCGCCCGCCCGGCATTTCGGTCTGCATGATACGGACCGTGACGCGAGGCTCGTCTTCGTCGATACTGCCGCGCAAACGCTGCTGCGGCAAGATATCCTGCACAGCCTTCTGGTCCTGAACCTGGCCGAGAGCATCGACTTCAACCTGTTTTGTGATGAAATCCTGAGGCCATGCCGCCTGAATAAGCCCAAGCATGGTTTGCCGGTTGCCCAGCTTTGTCGAATCGAGTGCAAGAACAAGGCTGGCGAACTCGCGCAGCTGATCATCGGTTGCGTCTTCGATTGGAATTTTTACAGTTTTGACTGGCATGGGGGGTCTTCCTTCACTGTTAAGAACACTCTTGAAAGAGTCTTGCTATGACCGGGCGGCCGGAACCGCCCGGCTTGAGCATTATGCTCCGTCGTCTTCTGAGGGCTGCGGCTGCGCGTCCTGTTCACCTTCAGGCTCCGTCAGGAAAGGCGGTTCAGCTTGTGAATCGCCAGTGTCACCCACAGCTTCACCTTCTGGGGCTGGTGCAGGCGCTTCTTCCGAGCTAAGCTCGGGCGCCGAAGCATCGGAACCCCCCGGACCGGCTTCGGCGCCCACAGGATCGCCATCATACCCGGCGCACTCGGCATCGGGGACGTCGCCCTGGATCGTGAAATTCGCATTCGCGTTGCTGAGCAAATCAACAAAATTGTCAGCCAGCGGGAAATCAACATTGTGAGGAACATTCACGCCCTTGCCGTTGATAAACAGCGGCGTGTCCTGCTTGTTGATATTGTGGAGCTTGATGAGCTTACCCATGATGGGGAGTCCTTTCAGTTGAGACATAGAAGGAAGGGGCTTTTCAGCCCCCTCCCCCTACCATTGGCTTGGATTAGCGACCCGAGCCCGGACCGTTGCGGCAGGCGCGCCAGATAAGCGCTTCACCGTTGACGTTCACATCAGTGTCCGCACCGATGCGGAAACCCTTGATCGTGTCAGCGGCCGCCCCACCCAGAGGCGTGATGCCAAGAGATGTGATCTTGGTCCGCGCCACAGTGCCGGTGACAGTCTTGATCGCGCTGGCATTGGCCATGCCCTTATACCAACGCAGCTCTTCGATTGTCGCTGAGGCATAATTCACAACCAAAACTTCATCAGGGATGAAACCAAGGTTGATATCGATGCTGGCGCCAGTGCCATTCTGGCTGCCGTAAACGATGTTGCTAAGCATTGAACTTCTCCTGCCCCCCTTGGGAGCCTATGGGAGTGGAGCCGAAGCCCCACTCCCCAGATTATTAGAGGGCGGTAACAGCCGCTTCGAGCCGAACCATCCAAAGCTCATTCAGGATCACCGCAGTCATCGCGAACTTGTAGCCCACGTAATTGCGCTGAGCGAGCGGATCGGAGTCGGTCGGCTTCGCGTTCACCACCGTTGGCGTCATCGCGTTCTCGCCCTTCAGCGGAACGACACCGAAGGCGTCCATACCGAAGATGAGGAACGGATAAACGTCGGCGCTGGTGCCGCTCGTGCTGACCATCGAGCCCTTCGCGCCACCGGCATCGGCAAACGATGCGAGATCAGGCGAAGTGACGAACCGGAAGTTTTCGACGGCGCCGATCTCGTGTTCAGAGATCGTCTTCTTCGAACCATATTCCGCCACCGGGTTGAACCCGGCCAGGTTGCGGATATCGGATTCCGTGTCCGTGTGCGACACAACAACATAGGACGCCTCAATCGGGTGAGTGTCATAGTCGGGCGTCGAGTCGATGATGCGGGTGATCTTGCGCGCCTTCTGCGCCTGAAGCTGCCGCGAGGCTGCCCGGAGCTTGTTGAGCGAGATCGCAGTGTTGACCGCGTTGCGAGCTGAGCCGTTGGCATAGATCACGTTGGTCCCGCCGCGAACCGCGCCGTAGACAACCTGCTCTGAAACAGCACCGGCCTGCTCGCCGATCATCATGGTTGCATCCTTGAGAACCGGGTCTTCAGACGTGTCCGTCACCCAATCCGATACCTCGACGACATTTCCATACTGTTTGAGAGTCGCAGCCACATCCTCATATTGCATTTTCTGCGGAGTTGGAGTGACACCTTCAGCAAGCGGAATGGTGTTGACCGCGAACGGTTTCGGACGGCGAAACTTCACGTTATCGGCCGTATTCTTCGGAATTGGCTTGCTCATGCCCATCTTGGACAGGATCAAAACCGGCTCTGCGTGACGCAGCATTTCGCGAGCGGCATAGGCTGCCGTGCGCTGGCTGATATCGCCATAAGTGGTGGTGTTGCCCATTTGATTTCCCCTGGTTAGCACCAAGGGAAATCCCAAGGTGCAGGCTAACGATTGGCGGCTTTACGCTTGTCGATTGCTTGGAGACGTTTCCATTCGGAGCTGAAGTCATCTTCCGAACCTGAGGCAACTGCTGGCTGCCTGTTTGCCGGATTACGCCCTGCTTCGAGCTGGTTTTCACGCCTACGAGCGACCGCATCACGTTGCGTTTGATCAGTGGTCTTGCCTGTTTCCCGCTTGAAGCGGTCCAGGATATCACTGACTTCAACGCTATCGACGATCTCTGAGCCGTTGCGCTCAACAGCATCGATTACATACCGAGGCTGTTGCATCACCCAATCAACGAACTCCTTGTTCGACTTCCCGTGCTGACCGTATTCCGTCCAATCTGGATGGCGCTCGATCAACCGCTGCTCTTCCCTTTCAACGAGGACACTGGCCTCATTTTCCAGCGAAGTGTGCGTTTGGGCCGTCAGGGCTTTGACTGTCTCTTGCAGCTCGGCGAGATCATCGAGAAGTGGAGCTGCAACGTCGGGATATTCCTCCCTGAGTTGCTTGCGCCGTTCCTCTTTGGTCTTTGCCTCTTCCCCCTCATTCGCGGCGCCTTCGGCATCGCGCTTTGGAGCAAGTTGCTGTTTGAGCTGGTTAAGCTGACGCTGTGCCGAACTCAGACGTCCATCTTGGGTGCGAAGTTGCTGCTCAACTTTGACTGCCTTGGTCCGCTCTGCCTCGAAAGCCTCGCGGAGTCTGGGGTCTGCGTTTGCCCAAATGTCGTCGTTTGATTCTTTGGCGGCAGGAGGATCGCCCTCGGCCGTGCCTGCGGGGGGAGTTTCTGGCTCCTGCCCTTGCCCTTCATCCTGCTTGGACGGCTCTGCGAGAGGGTCAGAGTGGTCTTCCGATACACTCTTCTCTTCTGCTGCGGCCTCTTTCCAAGCATCGGAAAAAGAGACTTCGCCTCCACCTTCGGGTTGGCCCTGAGTGTTGGCGTCCTTTTCATCGGCCATTTGGTATGCTCCTGTCAATAGGTTGGGGGGTGGATTTATTCATCATGATAGCGAGGCGGCTCATCCAATGAGTCTTGTATGTCACTTTCAGCAATGATCTTAACTGGATCAACAGTCCTGATCAGCCTACGGAAAGCATCGATGGCACCGCGATGAGCGTCGGCCATGTGTGTTGGAGCGCCCAATTGCTCAAGCCCTTCGCGCTCGATCTCGATCTGCTTCTCAAGCCAATCCCTCAAGCCTGGCCAAGCGAAGTTGTCATGCGCGATCATCCGACGCCCTGCCCGACTGCTGACTCTTCACTCTTTCCTTCAGCTTTCGCGCGGGTTGCCCGGTCCGCTTCGATTGCAGCCCCGGCCGCAAAGATACGCTCCTTGCTTTGATGTTCGATATCCTTGAGCTGAAGCTGCGTTTTGAGCTGCTCGACTGTCATGTTCTCGCGCGATGCCAGCTCCATGAGCTTCACTTCACGCATGATATTGGCAACCTCGATACGGTTCTCTCCGTCCATCTGTGCGATCTGAAGGCGCAGCTCCTCGGGGCTCGGTGCGCTGCTCTGTTGAGACTCGGCCGCCTGCGCTTGGCGCTTCTCAGCCGTTGACTGGTCAAACAGAAGATCGCTTGGATCGATCATCATTGTCTGCAACGTCTTCACCAAGCCTTCGCGCACCTTCACATAGGCGCCGATCACGGGATGGACTGTCCAGTTTTGCATGATGTTCAGGAGATTCTGAGACTGGATTTCGCGCACGAGAAGCACGGACGTGCCGCGCGCATTCACCTGCATGTCGCCCTTGATATCCTCACGCGGGTTATGCTGCATGTTCCAGTCGTAGGCGCGGCGCAATGTTGGCGTTGTGAGCTGATCGTCGAAGCTCTTGACCACACGCCGGAAAACCACGTTCGCCGAGTTGAACAGCATCGACATGCCGCCGAGTGTCTGGGTTGCGGCGCCCTGTTCGCCCTGCGCAATCAGAGGCATCGACGTTTCTTCGTCCGCAAATTCCTTCGCGATTTCGATGATGCCCGCGAGCTGCTGTTGATTGTTAGGGATATTGAACACTTGGAATGGTGGGTTTTGTGGAGTCGACATGGCCGAGCCCGTCTTGAGCCACACCTTCAGGGCCTTGATTGAATAGTTGCCGTCCTGGGGCTTCACCTGATCCTTGTCGATCACGATCTGAGGACCGACGCTCAGCCCTGAATTGTCCATCATCATGCGCCATGCACCATTGGCTGCGCGCTGGCTGTCGCTCATGATCTCCGGAATGCCGATACCAAAGATCGACGTCTCGCCCTTCTCGAAATTCCACACGGAATAGAGCGTTTCACCGGAATCCATTGGATATTCTGGCGCGATCTTCAGCACTTCATTCTGACAGAAGTAGACGATTACCCGGTATTCCTTGAGATAGTCGTCTTCCTGCTCGATCTGGTCCGCCTGCTCGCGCATACCGGCCGCGCGCAAGAGGGTGATAACCTCATCGCAATCAAGAGAACCATTGTATTCCCACATCAGGAAACGATCTTTGATCGCTTCACCTTCGCCTGTGATGGCGCGCAGGCTGGTGATATGGTCGATCTCAGTGCCCAGATAGTTTGGGCCTTCCTTCAGCAAACGGCGCACCGCCGCCTTGTTGAACCCGAACTTCAGCGCATTGCGGCGCATATCCTTCATGGTGGGCAGCGAGCGCTCATAGGTGAACTCGGCCTCTTCAATTGTTGCGGCCGACATGTCCGGGAAGAAGTGCCACGGATTTACCCAGCGATATTCAGGCATGGGATCGGGCAGGGTTGCCAGCTCGTAGAATCCACTCGTAGAC